TAGCATCGTCAGGAACATTAACGCTTACTCAATCAACTGTTGGAACTGTTGGAAATAAAGATATTACATTAAACAATACCAGTAATACTACTAGAACAAATTTTGCTAATGGTGCTAACCCCGATTCTTACATATCTATCACTGATTCGCAAGGAACTCTCAAGAAGTACAAAGCATCTACAGTAGAAGTTACAGGAACCACTGATGGGACATACACCTTCTTCAGAAGAGAAACAAACAACGACACTACTACAGCAAATCTAGAAACTGCTATTGATGGAGCAAATGGCCACAATGGAACCCTCATTACAAATAGAACCAACAATGTTCTGACTTGTAAGTTGAATGTCCCTTCCATAGGTAGTGGGGCTATATCATTAGCAGGTATAAGTTCTGGAGCATCAGTAAGCAACTTTGCAACGACAAATAACAATGACATAGAAGTATCTTCAGGAGAGACAGATGACATAGGTAAAGGAAGTAAAATCTATGATTCATCTACTAAATTAATTGGTACGGTGTTGAGCATTAGTGGAACTACAATTACATTAGATAATACACCCGCTACAAATATTACTTCTACAATATACACAGACCATCTAAAGGAAGCAATGTATCTTGAAGAAATGTTCAAGATTTCTTTAGTGCTATTCAAGGAAGGTAGTGTAGAGATACACGTAAACAATGAACTAGTAGCCAAAGACAGTCATACTCTAGGTGGAGTTCAACTACATGCTAGTGATTGTCAAATAGGCAGAGGGGCCAACAATAACGAACAGTTTTTCGGAGAACTGTTTGAGATAAGTATGGCAAAGACAAATAGACCCTCTCCTACATTGAAGACACTTCAGCCGGGATATAGCGATATTCTGTTTTATTATACATTTGAGGATTAAATATGGGTGATACTTCCGGTAATAATGGTAAAGTTATTTTTCCCATGAATGCAGGGTTCAACGAAGATGATATTACTGTAGGGGCTTCTGACGATTATGATAATCACACTAATCACGAAAGTAAAGCATACACATCCGTTTCAATTAACCCATACTTTGTTCAGAATAACATAAGATACGAAAATAACGTTGCTCCGACTGGTGCAGTTAGTGACCCCGGCACTACTGCTAAGAATTCTGCAAACTTTATGGAAATAAGAAATACCTCCCACACTGGAACTATTTCAAATGATTATGCAGATAAAATCGGCAATAGAATTTTCCCAAAAAATGAGACATTAAGTTCCCATTGTGAGACTACTGAGGAATCTTTATCATTTAAAATCAAAACATTGAATCATAATCTTGCTACTGCTAACAGCGAAACAAATCGAAAGTTTGTGTATTCAAGCACTGACTATCCTACTACAGGTGAAGTAGGTTTAGACATAAAGAACCGTGATTATTTTATTCTAATCAACCCTGAATTAATTACAGTAGGAACGGAAGCAATTAGACCACACTTTGCTAAGATTACAAGAATAACTTCATTTGATGAGTTTGGAGATGGGTTAGAGTTTTCTCCAGAATATCCTTCCGCAATACCTGCAGGAACTAAATTTGAGATATTCAAAGGGCCGCTAAAGACAGATACCTCTATCGTAGCAGTAAGTTATGGTCTAAGGGGAGATAATGATGCGACTACCACTCCTAAGTACGATAGAGTAAACATTTGTTCTAGACCTACTTGGTACTTCTACAACGATAGATTGGACGAGAATGACCAATTAGATTACATGACAAAGTATACTGCTACCCATCTTAGATGGTGGGAGAATACGACTACGACTGTTACAGATGTTGATGCTCTTGCACAATGGGCAGAGGGAACCACTAGCATATTCTATGAGACTTCTCAAGACAATTGGAATAAACTAGTAGAAGGACAATCAATTTGGTCTAATACTGATGGAAGTCTGATTGGTAACATTAAGCATAAGTTCACTACAGGTGGCTATAAATTTCATCTGGATTATGCTAGGCAGACAATACATGACTTTGGCCCCGGAACCCAAACACTAAGGGTAGGAAAAACTGCTCACAATATAGTATTCAGGACTGAAGCAAAGTTCAACAACACTATAAGAAATCTAGGCGAAGACAGACTAGATGCCACATTAGTAGATGCAAACTATACTGCTGATGCGTCAATTACAGATGCACATAGATGGCATCAGGCATTTACAAAAATGCGTAGGCATAGTACAAACGCTTTGAATGCTACTTCAGGAACACCAGATGGAAATCTAACTGGCCCTAGTAAATATGTGACCTTTGAGAAAGCAGAATTTAAGAATAACAAAATACCACTAATTCAACAGCCTGTCTTGAATGATTCTAGAAGCAAATTGACTAGAATGGCTAGTTTTAACGTGATGGATAATAGTGGCATTAATCATCTTAAATTAACAAACGGTAAGAAATTAAAGGTTCAGAGAAACATATACAATGCTAACATGAATCTCATTGCATTTGAAGGTAAGGTTGCAAGAAACGATTCTAGCACAAGTACGATAATACTTAGCGATATTAGAAAGGAAACAGACCTAAGACATATTCTAAGCACTGACGATATCATACTAATTGATGGATACTACTATGTTGTAAACGTGGTTTCTGCTCAATCAAATGGAACGCAATCATTTACAATTAAAGATAGCAAAACGGTAGATGCTACAACATGGAGTGGAAGCGCAGTAGCGCAAGATTTTGACAATAAAACAATGTTTCTCACTCCCTATACAGGTGTAATCAATACAGGACTTGAGCCTGATACTGAAGTAAACTATACCACAAGTAGACTATCTATGAATGGTGTCACCATAGATAAGAAACATACTAAATTATTTGATTCTAGGTTTGTGTCTAATCAATTTACTTCACATGACAATAAAATTGAACATGGGGATAGAGATAACAAGTTCCTCAAAATGCAAGATTCGGATAGAACATTCTACCAAAGAAGCGCAGAATCCAAAGATAGATTCTACTATTATGGTGGAGGGTATGCAATTAGCGATACTCCATTTACTGGTACTATAGAAGATGTCACTAGTCAAACTGAAGATGGCATGACTATGATGAAAATAGCAGGAAGAGATGATACTTCTAAATTAGTATCTAAAACAATCACTAAAGATTTGAATGTTTTATCAGATATAATTTATTCTAGTTTGAACCCTATCTTGGAAGATAACATTACTACTGATTTGGATGCAGGTGCAATATCTGTAAGCGGGGCAGAGTTGACATATTCTACAGCCCTTAGCATTACCTTGAAGCCATATGGCATACTTTTGGATGATGAAGGCATATTTGTAGGCGAAATAAAACAATATCAAACTTCACCTAAGAAAATAACACTATTCCGAGATTCTATGGTTTCTTCTTTTAGTAGTTCTAGTGGGAATCTAAAATACTATCATCCTTATGATGGAAGCCATGTAAATTACATTGTTGGACAAAAGGCACTAGCACACAACAAATTGCAAACAGATACAACGAAAGAACTTTCCACTAGCGGAAAGGGATTAGTTTTTGATGCTGGTTTACAGATAACTCACGATGGCACTACGCCTAACGCATACTATACTTCTAGTAGTGGCGCATTTGCATTTACCAATCTACAAGGAACCTCTAACACTGGAGGCATACTCAAGGACAAAACACTTGGTTATGATATAATAAAACCATTGAACGTGGGTAGTTTACAGACTACATATGAAGTAACAGATGATTCTAATTTTGCAGTAAAAATAGGAAACAAGAACGGTGTTTCTTCTACTCCTAGCAATTTAGGTTCCATCAAATCTGAAACCTTCGATGTAGTTACCATAAATGAAAAGGGAGAAGGTGTAACTACTCTATCTATTGCTCCAGTGTTTCCCGTTGTTATGGGTAGGGTTACTACAAATACATCGGATGCTAGAGGAAATTGCAATCTTTACTTTGTTAATGGTAATTTAAACTCTTCAGGGATACTGCATAGGTTAGGACTCAGTTGGGAATATCCCGACCACAAGGACGGAGAAGCAATCAGATATTGGGATTTTCAGAAATTTGATGCGGGTACAATAGGAAGAAACAACGATTCTATTTACAATGAAGGCACATCTCCGCAGAAGATACAGGGCTATGCAGTTGGGTACGGACTACGAGCAAATGGCGAGAAAGTTAGCGTTAGCGTGAGCCAAACAAACAAACCAATTTCGGGTAGCAATACGCTAAAGGGTTGGAATAACTTAGGAACGTATTATGCTCCCTATGTTGATGCAGATAATCCACACCTGATTGAATCGTATGTTCCTGAAGTTCTAGACACTAGTTTCTCCGGTGGGCCTCACGAATGGGACATTGCGTATGACGCATTTGAGCAAATAGACCCTAGAACGGATTACTATGATTGGTTTGCCAACGGTGATTTACTTCCAGCATCTAACAACAGAAACAACAACATAGGTTATCATACGAAAAACTTTGAGGAATTTGGCATTGTCTTAGAATCCGAAGATGGTAAGACAACTACAGAGGTTTCCCATCAGGAATACGTTGGTAAAACTAAGCAGACCAAGAAAACAGAGAATATGTTTGAAACTGGTAGTATCACAAAGGCGACAAAGACAACAAACCAATTGCGTAGGTTTGGTGTAATTCGGTTGGTAGAGGCTACGTTTGATTGGCATTTCAATCCGGTTGACTTAGAATCGTTGAAAAAATCAGAAGACATCCCAACAATACCGTACTTTGACTATGTAATGATGGATAATCCTACTGTTATGACTTCTAGCAACTACATTAGATTAACTAGAAATAGCCAAGAAATAAACATAGCACTAGATAACTTTGTTGAAGGCAATTACGGAGATATGTATTACACTAAAGATTCCATAGGTGCTAGCCCCCGAAAGGTAAATTCTACGCCGACAGGAATAAATGGGTTCGTAGGTGTAGTTACCGGAGCAAGTTGGCAAACCGATGATGGTAATAACAACTTGGCTACATACGATATTCTCAGTAATAGTGCAAATACTGGAAATCTCAATGATTTAATAGAGTTTACAGGAATAGAGGACGGAAGCACGATAAAACACTACGGTGTTCAGCCTTTCCAAATATTTACCACATCTGATTTTAATATAGACAATATCAGCCTTAGTGGGCAAATACAGCACATGAACGATAGTCTAGAGAATAGAAACAACTTCAGGTTTACTGATGTTTTCTTGTTTAGGCCGGATACTAGAACTAGAAATTTTGAGTTTGCACATTTAGACTCTATTGATAATAATGCAGGTAGTTCTACAGATGGACAATATACTGGTGGTTCTACAACCATGACTCTCCATAGCACTAGTGCCTTTTCCTCAAGTGGTGGATTTGCTAGAATAGGAGGCAATTCTACTAGCGGTTCACTTTTTACATATACTGGTAAATCTGGAAGTAACTTGACTGGTGTTTCATTTGTAGGTGAGAATAAAACTTATGGAACGGGAAATTCGGTAGACCCTTCCCTAAAATATGATGCTCCTAACGTTATATTACCACTAATGACTAAGGACACCACAGGTGCTAGTGATTGGGACGAAAGAAGATTCAGTCCGTTTATTCATCCTGAACAATGGCATGAGGGTGTTAGTTGGTCAAGCGGCGGATATTTGCATATGTCAAGAGTGATTGCGGCTTTGGTTGAGAGAAACTTTAGCAATGGAACAAATATTGCAATAAAAGATAGATTTGGAGTAGGTATCGGTAGCACTTCTGATGCGTTCTTTGCACATCCATACGACAACTGTATTGCTCTTT